CCCTGAAATACAATCAAATCTTGTGCGTTAAGACTATTTCTAATGTAAACAATTTTTTCAGCGTCATTTGGAGTAAGTTGATAATAAACTGTCGCACCTAAATCACTTCCGCTAGTAATATTTATTAACCTATTACGACCATTAGAGGCCGAACCGTCTGTGATCGGTAGTGAATTTGGAGAACCAGAACTACCTGACGCTGAAGCAGTAATCGTAACCTGACCATCAAGAGCCGTATCTAAAAGTTCTAAGTTTGTATTTGTGGTATCGCCCCATGTACCAGACTGTTCGCCTGTACCAATAAGCTCTATACCATTATTTAATGTATATGTGCTTGCCATTTTTGCATTCCTATGCTGCTATATCCGTCCAATTTGGTATTTGGCTCGGACTTGTTGTAGTATAATTCGGATTCTGAGTTGGAACAACACTTCCCCATACAAGAACTTGTCCAACTTCACCTGTTGCTGAAACTCCCGTTGGAGTTACTCCTGCTTTAGCAATTGCTGTAACTGTTCCAATAGAACCTGTTCCTGAAACTCCCGTTACATTAACGGTCATTCCAAGTTCAACTGAAACGCTGCCAACGGCACCTGTCCCTGCAAGACCAGTGACAGGTACATTTGCTATTCCTGTGACTGTTGTAGTGCCTACGCCTCCAGTTGCTGCAACGCCAGTCACCGAAACATCGGCTGCTGCGGCTACTGTAACACTGCCTACCGATCCTGTCCCAGAAAGACCAGTGACAGGCACATTTGCTTTTCCACTGATTGTTGCGGTTCCTACCGCACCAGTCGCTGCAACACCAGTAGGTGTGACATTTGCTAATCCAACGACTGTGACACTTCCAACGGAACCCGTTGCGGCTAACCCCGTAACGGGTGTAAGGGCCGAACCATCTGTAGTAGCTAAACCTACTTGTCCAGTGGCTGATACGCCAGTGGTTGTAACATTTGCTAATGCTGTAATAGTTACAGAACCAACAGCACCTGTAGCCGCAACTCCATCAACTGAGACTTGGAGAACAGGAGTTCCCCATGAGCCATCATTCCAAGTGGACCTCCCCCATCCTGAAAATAGAGTTGATGAAGCCATTTTTAACTCTTACGCGATACGAATTATAGCGTTTGACGCATCCGCTGTTGGAAATACAACTGTAAAATCACCTGCGGTTGATGTTTTATCACCACCAAAATCAAGAACCACAACAGATGGATCACCTGATGCAGTGTCATTGAAGATCAATGCGCCACGAGCCGTAACTGTTGCGGTGCTAAAAGTCAAATCAGCAAAATCGGTTAACGCTGTAGTTCCACTTGTTGATGGGTCTACACGAGTAAGAGCCGCGCCTTTTGCTGTATATCCTGTACCAGACACTTCGTTTGAAGTGGTGTATGCTGTCGTTGCAGCAGTAAACGATGCACTGTTAGTATAGAGCGCAAGATTAAAGGTGCTACCACCTGAGTTTTTAAAGTTATGAACAGCCTCAAGAAGTTCTTTCTTAAAACTAGTACACATAAAATTACCTGAAAAGGCCATGTCACATTCTCCTTATAAGTTCAGCAAGCTCTGGGTGGCCTGCATCATTGATTGCATTATACACTGTAGTTCTATCACTTTTCGCGGCTTCGCGTAAGTAGAACTCAATGATTTTTGTGATATTACGTTTATAAGCCAACGCTTGATCACGAATTGCAGGGGGTGCCGAATCTCCCACAGCAACTATTTTATCCGCGCATCGTTGCGCGATTTCTTCAGGAGTAAACCCACGATTTTGTGTGGTTTTTACATCTACCCTAAAATCTTCAGGTAAATCTATATTTAAAGCAGGTATCATGTTTTCTCCCTAAGAATAAGGCCAGTGCGATATGCATCAGTAACCTCTTGAGATTCACCAAAATTCTTAACGCGTGATAAAGCCTCAGTAAAGCGTTGAGTATAGTTTTGTACTAAATCAGCTTCACCCTTCATAAATGTGTAGGCTTCAATAAGACTACCATACAACAAAGCAACTGATGCGTTTGTACTTAACCATGTTGTCCCACTTCCAGCCCCTGCTGTTAATGAAGCAGGTCGATAGAAATAATGAATATCAACAGCATAGTTAGAATTAGGTGTTGGCCCTAGAATAAAATTACCAACATCAAATTGTGCATAATAACGAGGAACGCCAGTAGTTGCTGGGTTGGGATTAAAAGATTGTACAAAATTTACATCTTTAAAAAGAAGAAACTCTTTGTCACTTCCGTTAGTTATACAAACACTATAAGAAGCCAAATAATCACTTGGTACAGCGAGAAATTTATTGCTTGCAGTCAAAGCTCCTGATGCATTTTTTCTAAAAACCTCAAGCTGTGCAATTTTTAAAATTCGTTCTTCTGTGTTTTTAATAAACAAATCAAGATTACTCACAAAAGTTGTCTCTGTGTTTTCAGTATAATCCTGAATTGCCTGTTTTAAACTGTCGTATGTAAAGCTCATGAAATCACCACTGTAACTTTGCCCACATAACCTATAGTGTTCATTATGTTCTTTGGCGTTGGAAATATATTATCACCCACGCTTACAGAAACTGCACCAGCGTTAGGATCGGGGCGTGGATTGCGAAGTGCCTGCGCATCAGGAACAGCGCGTAATGGCTCTAGTTGAGGGTGCTTTGGTTCAAATTCATCTTTTCCGACTAAAAGACCATTCCATTCTTTACGCATGTCTCTTAACCGATAACGAAACCCTGATCGGTCAGAAATACCATATGCCCATTTACCTGTGGCATACTTAGACATAGCGGTAATTCCTTAAATCTGGGGCTACGCGAAAAGACGCACGATCACGATCTTCATCCATAGCGCGGTTTATCTCTTCTTCATACAATGCTTTTAACATCTGCATACGATCTGGAGCGCGTTTTATACTTATATAATAGGCTAAACCCGCTGCTAATGCAGGATAGAAACGAAACGGCACACCAATAGTGTTAACATATGTGTCAGCGTCATCTAACCTTGTTAATGCATCGTAAATCACAACATCTGTGCTATTGTCAGGCAAAGGCCACATCTTCAATACAGGTGTAATTTGACGATCTACAAAAAACTGTGTTGGCCTAGATTGTGTGCTTTTTGTCGGAATATTCAAATATTCATCACGACTAATACGATCCAAAGCAAAATCAGTACCAGAACGACGAACAACCAAAGAAAGAATATCAATTACATCAGTAGCTAAGTCATAATTGCCATCATTTGACGTAACAGTAAATGTTCGTTGCTCAATAGTCCACTGGTTTAAACCACGATTAGCCCAATCAGCAAACATTAAGTTAAGAGATCGTTTAGCCGTTTTTAAGTCATATCCTGTGCGAACTTCCAAGCCACAACGCTCAAAAGCCTCTTCGATGTAGTCAGCTACATCTAATTCAAAGTCTGTTGAGCCAGATACCGTCATTATTCTTCCTCATTATAAAGGTTATCAAATATTCTATTTACATCTAGTGTATAGTCTAAATCACTTTTTGAATAGTGTATATGTTGGGATGGCTTAAAATGTGGCGCTCCCTCACCAGTTTCAAACCATGCAGGATGCGTTACGCGCACACGATTATTAGGCAAAGCAACAATATTACCCGTCCATTCACCTGCATCTAAAAGCTGTAAAACATGGCTTTGTTTATGCTGTGCAGGATCATCAGCTATCTCTGATTCAGCGTAATCTACTGTAAATAAGTATTTTGCAGGAAAAAAATCACTGTCTATCTTCGCCAACCAAGGGCAAGGTGTGGCTCTATCCATCACATAAACTGCATGATGATATGATGAGCAATCCCACGGTTGAGCGTCATATGTATTCATTGGTTCAGGCCATTCTTCTAAAGGCATATCAGCCACCAAAGCGGTTATAGGCATTCTAGCCCACATCGCACCGCCATGTACTGTATCCTCTTCCTCTCCCTCGGCCTCGTTTCCAGTAAACATAACTTGGAAACTTAAACATCTATTCGGCATAGATGTAACACCGATAACCATAGCATGAAGAAATTCGCCGTGATACTCTTCATGATTGTGAGTGTATTCACGACGAACCCATGCCTTAAAATAAGGAATGTTGCTGTATAAATAAGACATTATGCTTTAGTTACTTTATATCCCATTTTTTTAGCAGCAGCACGAAGTTGTGCAACGGTCATTTTTTTACCGCCAGTAGCCCCGCCTTTTTTCATCATTCTTACCTTTTTACCGCCAGCAGCACCGCCTTTAGACATTCTTCTTACTTTACCACCAGCAGCGCCACCTTTGGACATTCTTTTTACTTTACCGCCAGAGCGATAACCCTTTTTCTTCATAGCCATGATTACCTCCTTATGACTGAGTTACAGCGCCTTTTGTGCGCTTTCTTCTGTTTGACATTACTTTGCCACAACCCCTTGCAATAGCAGTGCCGGGTATTTTCTTGCCATTAAACTTGCGTTTAGACTTTGTTTCCACAGCACCTCCTAAATTAAGATTACGAACTTTTGCTTTTTTAGTATTAGAAACAACAGTTTTACCTTTCGATCCTGCTGTTTTTTTCTTACGAGCAGTTTTAGCTCTTTCTGACTTAGAAAGACTTTGAGCTTTTTTACGAGGCAAACATCGGTCAGGGTTCTTCTTATCTTTAGAAGTACCACACTTACCTTTTATCTTCCCATCAGTACCGATGCGAACCCAATCTTGTTTTACCCAGTCTTTAAGCGCACCCATTTATTTTTTCTTTTTTCTTTTAGTAGGTTTAATAACCTTTTTGAGACTTTTTGCTTGTCCAGCATGTAAACGAGAAGCCTTTTTCAGACCTTTAATAACTTTTTTTACAGCAGCTTTTTTCTTTTTATTCATCATTTCTTTTTCTTCTTTCCTTTAGCGCCTTTGGCGTAGTTAGGGTCTTTACAATATTTAGAAGCCGCCATGTTTGCATATGCACTTGGATATGTATCAAAAGTTCTTTGCGCCCATGCCTTACCAGCAGGACATATTTTACTGCCTTTTGATTTTTTTGAAGCAGCGCCACCCTTTTTATAATACGTTAAACCTCTTGGAAGGCCATTTTTCTTTTGAGGCGGTTTTGAAACTTGTTTTCTCATTTGACTACGACCTATTGCCATTAACATTTCCAACGTTTACGAGCTTGCCGCAAGCGACTGTTAGGATTTTTAGCTGCTTTTGGAAACTTTTTCATTTGACCTGCTGAACGTGCGCAATAAGATTTACGCCTTTTAGCAGCCGCACTGCCCTTTTTAACTTTACCAGTTACAGCAGTTTTTAATTTAGAGCCGGGGTTTTTACGTCTATATTCTTTCACACCAGCTTTAGTCATTCCCGCCCCTTTTTTTGTGGGGCGGAAATTCTTTTTATTGCGCTTCGGCATTTTGTCAGAACGTTTAGCCATACTCTTTCCGCATAGACATTATGATTGTGTAAGTGTCTGCACTTGTATGACCAACTGTTGTGAAAAGAACATCTCCGTCTTTACCACTTCCAGCATTGTTAATTAGCCCACCAAAAGATGTGTAGTCATGATTACCACTTTGGTTTTCACCTAATTCTATACAGAACACATTAGAACTTGCATTCCAAAGAATCTGAACTTTCATACCAATACACTGCCACCAAATTTTTTCGATAACAACTCCAGTACACGCTTGACCACGAGCGTTAGCAACAAGTGCGCTAACATCTACTTTAACAACTTCAGACTCACCTGTTCCGTCAGAAATATTAGTAAATTTTTGAACGACCATTTTTTCGCCGTCCAATAAAGTTTGTGTAGCTACAGCATCAGCCATACTAACCTCCTATTACGCTAAGTTGTTATTTTGAGCGTATAAGATAGTAAAACGAACCAAACCCGCATTTGTTGCTGCTGAAGCAGTTACAGTCAAACGAATATCTGCTGTTCCTGTATCTTGCCAAGCAAGTGCAGCACCAGCTTGTGTTGTTGGATACTTACGACCTGCATCTGTACCACTTGCAAAAGTGTTTAAAATTGTCGCTGCGCCGCCAACAGTATCACCAACACTCAAGTTTGTTGAGGTATTAGCCGCCGTTATAACGTCAATTACACAGTCAATAATTTGTGAATTAGCAGGAATAACAACATCTTGTACAACTGCGGCTAATGCCCCACCTGACAAATCTGCTGAAAAAGTTTGAGACATAACAACTTGACCAACGTTAGCAACGTCAGAACCAAGTGTAGTGCCTGTTGTATTTTTAATTGTTCCGGCCTTTATCGGGCCTGAAAAAGTTGTAGTACCCATGTCAATCTCCTGTCTTGGGTTAGTCAGTCGCACCATGCAACTGTCAGGGATAAATCAAGCATAACACAAATTATAAAAAAAGAAAGGGGCTACCGAAGCAGCCCCCTAAAGTTTACAGGGAGGATAACCTCACTGTATCACATTTTATGCGCCCGGAGAACCGAATACTGCGCGTGGGTCGCTAAAGCCGAAGCTATAACGTTCACGAGCCTTAAAGCGCATGTTGCCTGTATCGAAGTCAGCTTCCATGTTTGTTCTCATTGGAGAACGCTCAAAGTGCTTAAATCCGTTAGGCGCGTCAGTCTTCAAGAAGAACGCATCTGGGTCTGTTAAGAAATGGTTAATTGTATAACCTTCTGAAATCATACCCATATTACGAAGAGCGTTTACATCATTATCGGCTGTGCCAACACGCAATGTTGATTCCAACAAACGATCTGCAACGAATTGCAGTTGTGGTGGAACAATCAATTTTGTGCCGCGCAGAGCAATAATCATATTGCGCTCATCTACGAAGGTAGAGATGTCAATCAAAGCATTCTCAAGCGAAGTTTCGTTCAAGTCTGCTGCGGTTGACGGTTCATTACGGAACGTACCACCACCAGATAGTGGGTGATCAGTTGCGCAAAGTTCCTTACCATCGCCACCTGCAAAGTTGCTGTCAAACGCATTGTTTAGAACAGCAGCCGCTTTGACCTGCTTTGTGTGTGCCATAGAACGCGCAAGCGCCTTCGTATAACGCGCACCAAGACGATCATACAGGTTGTCTTCGATTGCTTCTTCCGTCAACGCGAAAGCAAGAGCAACTGTTTCGTGTGAATAACGAGCAGTATACGCTTCATTTGCGCTGTCGAACTCGACGCCAGAACCCTCAGATTTTGTGGGAGCATTCCCAAATCCGACCAACATTACTTCTTCTTCAAAAGCACGGTCAGATGTTTCCGTATCAAAGATTTCTGCGTGTTGATTCTCATATCGGTCATATTCCATACCGAATAGAGCGTTCAGGCCCGGCTCAAGTTCTTTGACGAGTTGGGAGCGTGAAATAGCCATAACTCAATCTCCTTATGCCAAGCCAGCGGTTCCACCGCTGTACAAGTGGTTGTTGATTTTGACAATCACGTTAGTGTTTGCCGATGAAACATCGCTATTCTCAGGGTCTTGAGAAATGTCGATGGCTTTTAACGGTAGAGTTGCTACCGTACTGTCCGAGGTTCCCACTTCTAGCTCAATACGGGAAGTACCAGATGCGGTATCTCCTGCTGTTGCTAAAATATCGTAGTTACCTGCCAAGTCTGCTACTGGAAATGCAGCATCAGCTTGGATTTCAAATGTTGCACCCGGATCATCAATGACGTTAGCCATAATGTCAGATGCAGCAATGCTACCGGGGTAGCTATTTGAAAAAGTTGGTTTGGAGGTCGTCGGGTCAGTATAAAAGCATCCGTTAAACACACCAAGGATCAAACCTGACCCTCCTGCGGCAACACGCTCAATACCACCGCCTGTAACCATTGCAACTAAGTCGCCTTGGAAAATAGCAGTGCTATAGCCTGAAGCAATCCGATAACGGTTTTGCTGCTGGGAGCTAATGCTTGTACGAACTGGACGAAGACCAAAAGCGGCGTCTTGATTAGCCATTTTTCAGTTTCCTTCAGATTATCCGTCTTTCCGACCAGAGCCGAATGAGACAGAGGATTTACGTTGCGGAGCAAGTTTCGGCATGGCTGGATTGTTTTCTTGCATCCAATCATTATCCACTGCATCCATTTGATTTTTAGTCACACCTTTATAGTGATCTTTCCGCTGCTGAACCAATTCGACGGGCATTCGTGCGAGAACAAGTCCGCCGTTGCCAATGACACCAGCGTTACGCCCTTCGTCTACTACAGGTCCGATCCAATCTGGGTAATCCTCTGCGCGAACGAGGTCCCAACCTTCTTGCCGTTTCTTATGAACGTTTGTTTTGTCATCAAATTCCATCACAGATTCACGAATCCAACGATGAACATATCCGATGGGGGGTTCAGGGGCATCCAAGGCTGAACCGGGACGCCATTCTGTTACGCGCTCTGTGCGCTCCCGCGATTCTACTTCGCGTGATGTCCTATTAGCCATATCAATTACTCCTGTCTTTGCTCTAAACGAGCAACTTCTTTTGCATATCTATCTAATGGGATACGCATTTTTTTGGCAAACGCCACTTGACCCGGCGTTAATTCCACCGATTTTTTCCGCCCTGATTTTACTGACCGTCCGTTTCCAGACGCGGGAGCAACAGTCTGAGCGTTGGACCGTTTCTCCTTAAACTTTTGAGGCATTTCTGTACGCATACGAGTGTCGATTTCTTTATAATAATCATCACTAGTAGGGTCAAAACCTTCCTCTAATACTAATTGTTCATGAATTGCTTGTGCAGCACGAGTCATTAGTCGATCCTGACCAAACCACTCATTCTTACCTAACCAACTCTGCAATTTTGGATCGGGGGCTTGTTGTGGGGCCGCCTGCTGTTGTTGTGGTTGTTGAGCTTGCTGTTGAGCAACTTGTGCTTGCTGCTTTGCAACCTGCTGTTGTTTCGCAATTTTTGCTTTTTGAACGCGTACACGCTCTTTAGCTATAGCAATCTTTGAAATGGCTTCTTGAGCATCGGCAACCTTTTCATAATCGCCTGCCTCCATAGCTTCAGCTAAAGCACGTTTAGCCTGAGACTCTTGAGCCTTTAATCTTCCTTCTGTTTCAGTATTGTAGCCAACACTCATTTGCTGCAAACGCTGTTTCATCTGAGCGTTTTCTTGCTGCATGTTTTGAGCATACTGAACAGCCGCCTGCGCTTCTTCAGCAGCAGCGTGTCTTTTCGCAGTTAATTCTCTAATACGTTTTTGAACAGATTGACTATAATTATCTAATTCTTCATCTCCAGAAGACTTATCTTGAACATTTGTTCGGGTTTCTTCTTTGGAGTCGTCTGAAGAAGCCTCAACTGTATCTTGGTCATCATCAAGTTCTACAGATGTATTTTCTTCAACCTTTTCGTTTTCACGAATATCTTCAGACATAGACATTTCCTTGTTCTCCCTTCACTTATACATATGAAATGTCTTTGGGGTCAAGAATCGTTGCAATAATATTATCGTCATTTATGATTCTTACCTCAAGACCTTCCACTTTAAACCTATTTCCAGCATATCTTCCTATAAGAACCCAATCCTTTTCATTACACCAAGGACCATTTGGGAACTTTTGGGAATCTTTATATGCGTCTGGACCTAGCTTAACGACATAAGCCGCTACAGTAGCAAAGGATTCACGATCACGAATTGCATCGGGAACAATAATGCCACCTTTTGTTTTTTCACTAGGATAATAAGGAATGATGAGAACACGATAGCCTGTTGGTTGTGGTAGTCTTTCTATCGCTGAACTTTCCATCTGAGATGGATCATGTTCGTTTTTACTCTCCGCACCTTTACCAAAAGCATTTTCTATAGGTTTTGGCATTTCTGCGTTTTTATTTATCTTCTTTTGCGCTCGTGCCACATATTCTGGCACAACTAATTTACTAGTCATCTGCGTACTCTATGCCTTTCATCGCGGTTTTAATTTCTTCTTCAACGTAGGACATTCCGCGTATTTCGCCTACGATGTACCGATACTCGTCAAAAGCTTGTATCGAACCATCCGCAAGCTTGTCTTTTAGACGCCCATCGCGCTCACGAATGTTTTTTAACAGATATTCTGCAAGATGTAGTGCGTCCATACCGCATATAGTATGCGATTATACGGGAAACACAAGTATTAATACCAAAAAATCAGAAAATACCTTGGAATCTCTGGGGTCTTGCAATTTTACTAAATCTACTTAGACTTTTTGCTTGCTGCTTTTTTCTTTGTGGCTGGCTTTTTTTTGGCTTTTGGCTTTGCGGCTGGTTTTTCAACCCACGCTTCGTTTTCTGGGGTGCTTGGGTCATCTTTAACAAAGTGTCCATCCTCATCACGCGCTCTTACCATTTCCACAACAGGAGCCTTTTGAACAATGTTTGCAGCAGCACGTTTCGCTGCACGAATTTGCTCAACCATTTTTTCTCTTACTGATCCCATTTTAATTTCCCTTCATGCTTGAGTTTAGAGCCGCAATGTCTCGCTGTGTTTGAATGCGATCCTCTGCAATTCTTGTTTTATCGGCTAATGCCGCTTCTGAAACATCAATCCTTTGCTGTGCAGTTAGAATATCATTTTGTTCTTTCTCACGTTCAAATTCTTGTTTGGTTTCAAATTCTGTTTGTTTGCGCTGCATGTCTGCTGCCTTGAGTTGCAGTTCTTGATTTCTGATGTCTACAAGCGGATCAGATTGCGGTGGAGGTGCTACCGCCTGTGCAAGCTGTTCTGTCATCTCAGCAATTTTTTCAGCCGCAAGAGAATCTATCTGTGGCTTAAACTGCATCATAGGATCAGCAGGTGGCTGACCCGGCTGTGGTGGCATCATCTGAGCTTGTTGCTGCATCATCTGCATTTGCTCTGGTGGTATCTGAGACATAAATTCTTGCTGTGCCTGCTGTTCAGCCATCAGGCCAATATGCTCTTGAATATGCCCTTGCAACGCCATAATCGACTGCGGATTTAATTCCATAGCAGGCGTAGACATAACAGCCATATGCGTTTCAATGTGCGCTTGGTGATCTTGGTCAGGGAACGCTTGTAATGGCGCTCCCTGCAATGCCATTTGGTTCTCTTTCGCAGCATTCATAGGCTGCGGTTGAGGTGGGGGGGGAAGAATGGCATCTATATTCGTTACACCAAGAGCCTCATACATCTTACGGTACGCTGCATATAATCCTTGCGGACCGCCATGTATTTGTGGATTTGATTGCACTAACTGTAGTTCAGTTTGCGCCAAAGCAATCCTCTGCGACATAGAGAAGATATTAGGATCAGAAATGGGTAAAACATCAATTTGACCTGCAAAGTCCTGCACAAAAATCTCTGGCCCCATCTGCATATCTGCTTGATATGGATAAGACTGAATTGTTTCTGAAAAGATTCTGGCAAGTAGTTTAAACTCAATCTTCTGTGAGTAATGCAAACGTTTGTGAATTGCGGACATAACCTTTGTACCGCGCTCCATAATCGCCATCGTCGTGCCAACAGGTGTATCACCGCCCATTTCACCAACCTTGAGGTCAGCCATAGAAGCAAAACGGCGTCCTGCATCCACTAGGGTTCCCAAAAGGTTATAAAGCGTCCCTGAAGGCTCTTTGAAAGGGAGAGGCATCAAGGAGCCTTGCAGGGTGCCTCCAACCACATCAATATCGCGGAACTCACCCGGCTGAAGGGGATTGTCTTCATCGCGGATACGAGCGCCACGGGCTTTAAAGCCTGCTGGAAGATTGGAGAGGGTGCCTGCATCAATAAGCTGACGCAGGATCGACGTTGACGCTTGAGCCAACCCACCAATCATGTGAGTCAAGCCAAGGCCGTAGAAACCAAGACCGGGCAAAAACTTGTAATGCACGAAGTATTGCTTCGCACGTTTCATTGGGTCCATTTCCATAAAATTACGACGAATAGCCAAGACTTCGCCAGAATCAGCAATGATTGTGACGATGTATGGCAGTTTCAAACCTGTTGGTTCTCCATCTACTCCCATGTCCTCAAAGCCCTCAATATCAAGGCTTGTGTGAACTTCATACAAAGTTAAATCTTCAGAAGGCCCACTTGGATGAACGCCCTGAATATCGTTAATTGACTCCTCAACCTCATCAGCCATATCGTCTTCACCGTACCCACCAGTAGGCAAGTCGATGTCACGATAGAAACCAACGATCTGCATTTTACGCACTTCGTTGGAATCCATCGTGATACGATGAGTGATACGAGGAGAAGAAACCAAATCAATCGCTCCATAAGGAACAACTAAATCTTCAGCGTGAATAAATTTACTTACCGCACGTTGTTTTAGTGGATCAAAGTAAACTTTCTTAAACGTAGAACCCACAACAGGAAGGTAGAATAGCATCTGATCTAACTCAGGATCATACTCTTCCATCTCATAGGTAATCATATAATTCATATAATCTTTGACGCGCTCAGATTGCTTTACAAGCATTTCATTCTGCGCACCAATAACAGAAGTGCGTACAGGACCAGTTGCAGGTAGCAACTCACGATACGCCTGTGCCTGAAACTGCGTGACAGACTCAGCCAATAATGGATGAATAACGCCAGAAGAACCTTCAAACGGCTCTGTACGATCCTCAGTCTTCATACCAAGAAACTCTAAGCCTGTTTTGTATGTATCTTCCCAGTCTTCACGAGAAGCCAAATCATCTTCAATTGAACCAACTAAATCAGACGAAATTTTACCTAACTCAGCCTCATCAATAACGTCAGCCAAATTACCATCAAACGGAACATTCGCGGGAATAGCAGCTTGCTCCTCAAACTCACCCACCACTGCACTACCATCGTCAAACTCTGTGACACCGGGCTGCGCTGGCAAATCAATTACATTTTGAAGAGATTCGGCTTCTGCAACCATTGGGTCTTGGGGCAATCCACCCGCACCTAATCCACGCTCTATAGCCATTTAATCTTCCTTATCTTCAATCACCGCCCCACATGTGGGACAAGTAATAGCGATTTCTTCTGGGTCTTCATCTGTTATAACTTCGTCAACAACTATGACCTCATCTTCAGGTATGTCATATACTGGCATATCATCATAAGGTAGATGAACGTCTATTGTGATCTTAGGCATTACCTTGTTCCTTCAAATTTAAGACCACTAATTGCTGCGCCACCGCCTCGTGACTGACCGCCACTGGTTGCGCCTTTGGTTGAAGCCTTTTTGGGTTTTGGGTCAACTTCCGTTAGAACCCCATCTTTTTCAACGCTTCCGCCCTTTATATACATAGAGACTTTTGGCTTTTTAACTGCGCCACCCTCCATGTACTTAACGGCTGCTTCAGGGTCCATTTTTTGTTGAACCGCTTCAGGCAACATTGAAAAACCTTTATATTTTTTTGGTGTTTTTGCCATTATTTTAATCCTTTAAAATTACCGCCACGACCTTTCATGACGCAGCCTTTTTTGGGCTTCTTCTTAGCTTTTGTGCCAACAGCACCACCGCCATTAAATTCTGCGGGTTTTTTACGGCGCGACATGCCTAATTGCCTGCGTAAACGCTCTAGATCAATTGGAGACATCATGCCCATCTCGCCAGCCTCAAGAGCTTCCAACATACCTGCACGATCCATACGCCGTTGACGCTCCATGTCTGAAATAGTTTTATCACCCATCATGCCCATAATTCTTTGACGATCAGCGTCTGAAATAGTCTTGCCTGACTCACCCATCATGCCCATAATTTTTCTACGATCAGCATCTGATATGGTTTTTCCTGCCTCACCCATAAATGAAGCACCTGCTCGACCCATACCCATTCGAGGACGCGGTTTCGGACGCGGTGATGTGGCTGGGG